TGCGTTCACTGCGTAGCTCCCTGCGCGTGTCGGATGCGCGCCCCCCGGTTGATTATCGCTGCTCGATCCGGCGAGCAGCTTCTTCGCTTGCTACGAATGTCCCGGCAATCGGCGGCTGCGTGTCAGTCCACAACCGCCACTCCCAACCAAACCCTACACGGTGTGGAACGTACACACCCGGCCCTTCCCAGATTACTCGAATCATGCGTACCGCTCCCATTCGCTAGGATAGCTGACATCCTCGCCCATATCGTCATCGTCTGCCTCTTGCATCATCGCCAGCCACCAACTGTCGGCGGCCTCGCTGTGCGCATCGTCCCAACCCTGTACCATATCAGCATCGGTACATGCCCACTTGCCGAGGCCTTGCATGTAGGCTTCCCAGCCCAGCGCGTACTGGCGGGCTGTGTCGATTTGTGCTAGACTATCGGTGTTGCTCATGTGTTGCATAGCTCCTCGTTGTGGGCCGCTCGGACTGATTGCTCCCAGTCCGAGCGGCTATTTTGTGTTGGTGCGAATCAAATGCCTTCAACTACCACGGGACAAACAATATAATAAATATTGGTATCAAGACAAACGGAAGCAAAGCCGAAAAATCCTGAGAAAACATAAAACCCGCAAAGAACGTTGCTATAATTGCCCATGCCAAAATAAACGCAATAATATGAATAGCTTTCATGTTGCATAGCTCCTCGTGTGTTGGCCGCTCGGACTGATTGCTCCCAGTCCGAGCGGCTGTTTTGTTGGTTAGATACGAAACCGCTTCAAGTCGCGAGGCAGAATTTCAACCCCGTAATCGCCGATGGGGCTACCAAACACAACCAAAAAGTTGATGCCAGCCGCCTTGAGCTTGGCATGTAGCTCTAGCGGATCCATCTCTACTGGATAGTCGGCGGCGCGCTCGCCAACCCGCCGCTCAAATTTCTTGTTCGTCAGCGTCTTGTGCTTGACGCTGATAATCCGCAGGGACGGCGCATCTACCGTCGTGAAATGCGCCACTGTCACGCGTGTGGTGCTGGGCTTCATTTTGACCTTCCACTCTCCAAACAACGCCCTCACCTCTGCCGGCGTAGGCAGCGGGCTGTGCAACGCCACCTTTGCCGCTTCGATTGCTTTGATGTGCTGTTCAGCGTTCATTGTGCGCTCCTGTGTGTGTGTGGGCTGCTCTGTGTTGCCCTGGTGAATACACTATAACCGCTCGCGCCGCTGCCAACGCTTATACGCCTTTTCGTAGCATCGGCGCAATTTGGCATTGTAAACGTCGCGCCGCAGCCGGGCCGTTAGAGCCCAAGCCAAATTAAATGCTTCCATCTCCAGCCGATCCGCTCGGCTTAAAATACTATTCATTGTGCGCTCCTGTTTGTGTGTGGGCCGCTCTGTGCTGCCCTGGTGATTACACTATATCAAAAAGCGGGAGCGGTGTCAATAGGCAATTTAGCGAATTTTGGAAATTCGTTGTAAATTCATGTAACAGTGTGCTATACTATCCGTAGTGACATGCAACGTCAAATAGGTGATTGACACACCTTGTCTATTGTGCTATTCTGTAACTAGGAGGAAATATGGCGTACAAAATCTCGAAGGCTCGGCTAGACGCGCTTATGGCGCAACAGAATATCGGCAGCTACCAGGCGTTGGCAGAACAGGCCACCGCTCAGGGTTTGCGGTTGGCATTCAGCACTATCTATCAAGTGGTGGATGCGGAGTCTGACACAGCGTGGCGTAGCAGCACGTTGGCGGCGTTGTGTCATGTGTTGAAGTGCAGTCCGGTGGATTTGATTCCAGAATTGGCCGCGCCAGTCGCGGCAAAGGAGGATGGTAATGAGCAACAGTGAAATCCCTGACTACGTTGGGGCCATCGCCGGTGAGGATGAGGACGAGTACGTCGAAGATCGCGCACGGCCAGAGAATGGCGGCGATTGCGGCGTGTGGGCTGCGGCGTTGCTGCTGTGTCTGGTTGTGATTCCGGCACTGGTGGCTAGCGTGTTCGTGTGGAGCGTGGGGTGAGGTGAATCATGAATTATGAAGATTTCGTGCAAAGTAAACGGGCCTATGTTCCGGCCAGTGGGTTTGACGTAGATGTAAATGCTATTTCTCCGCAGATGTTTCTTTTTCAGCGTGACATTGTGCGATGGGCATTGCGACGCGGCAAAGCTGCCATCTTTGCCGATTGCGGAATGGGCAAGACTCCGATGCAGTTGGAATGGGCGCGGCATGTTGTTGACCATACGCGCAGGAAGGTGTTGATTTTGGCTCCGTTAGCCGTGTCACACCAGACCGCGCGTGAAGGCGTAAAATTTGGTATTCCCGTGCATGTTGCTCGGCACGGCTCTGATTTGCGTAGTGGCATCAATATCACCAACTATGACCGTTTGAGTCATTTTAATCCGGATGATTTTGGCGGTATTGTGTTGGATGAATCTTCTATCCTCAAGGCGCAATTCGGCTTGATGCGCCATGAGATTACGGATTTTGCTCGCAGCATCCCTTACAGGCTGGCGGCGTCGGCCACTCCTGCACCTAATGACCTGGTGGAGCTAATCAATCATGCTGAGTTTTTCGGCATTATGTCTGAGGCCGAAATCAAAGCTCTGTTTTTTACGCAGGACGGGAACAGTAGTAATAAGTTTCGGCTCAAGCGGTATGCAGAAGAAGACTTTTGGAGATGGATGGCATCCTGGTCGGTTGCGTTGCGGCGTCCTAGCGATTTGGGATATGCCGATGATGGTTTAATCTTGCCGCCATGCACAGTGACGCAGCATGTAGTTGATGTGGATGCGGTGCAAGCGGGCATGCTATTTGCAGTTGAGGCGGTCGGTTTGGACGAACAACGTCGAGCGCGCAAGGCGAGTTTGCATGACCGAGTAAAAATGGCGGCGCAGTTGGTCAATAGTAATGATGATCCGTGGCTGGTATGGTGTGACTTGAATGATGAGAGCGCAGCGTTAGCAAAGGCCATTCCAGACGCGATTGAGGTTGTTGGTAGCGACAGCCCTGAACACAAAGAAGATGCTATGCTTGGATTCGCAGAAGGTCGCTATCGCGTGCTAGTGACAAAGCCAAGTATAGCCGGATGGGGCATGAACTGGCAGCATTGCGCAAATGTTGTGTTTGTGGGACTGTCACATAGTTACGAGCAGTATTATCAAGCGGTGCGCCGCTCGTGGCGTTTTGGGCAAAAGCGAGCAGTATCTGTACATGTTATCACGTCTACCGCCGATGGTTCAGTGGTAGCTAACATTGAGCGCAAGGAGCAACAAGCGATGGAAATGTTTGATCGTATTGTGCGGCATATGAGCATTAACACCGATCTGGTGGGACAGGCGACGCGTGAAGAGATGAATTACCGAGAAGATGTAGCGAGTGGGCCAGATTGGACAATGTATTTAGGTGATTCAGTCAAGACGATGCGCCATATTCCTGACAACAGTGTAGGATTATCGGTTTTTAGCCCGCCGTTTCCGGGCATGTATGTATACACCAATAGCCCGCACGATATGGGCAATGTCAGTGACATTGATCAGATGATTGATCAGTTTCGTTTTCTTATGGGCAAGGATGCTATGTATCGGATTTTGATGCCGGGGCGGAATGTGTTTATTCACATTACGCAGGGTGTCGCTCAGAAGGCGCGCGATGGGTACATCGGCATCAAGGATTTTCGCGGCAAGATTATCCAAATGATGCAAGATGAAGGATGGATTTATTACGGCGAAGTTGTCATTGATAAAGACCCACAACTCAAGGCAATGCGCACTAAAGACCACGGGCTGATGTTTAAGAGTTTGGTTACAGATGCTGCACGGATGCATGCGGCTTTGCCTGATTACCTATTGCAATTTCGCAAACCAGGCGAAAACCCTCAACCGATTGAGGCAGGGCGGCATCTTGGAGCCAAAGGATGGGTGTCTAATTACGAATGGATTTTGTGGGCGCGGCCAGTTTGGTATGCAGCGGATTACGAACCAGGCACATGGCGGCCTGATTATAATGGCGATGGATGTGAGCATGGCATCCGGGAAACTGATGTGCTGAATGTGCGACAAGCGCGAGAAACAGACGATGAACGTCATTTATGTCCGTTGCAGCTGGGCGTGATTGAGCGTGTGGTTAAAGTGTGGAGCGCGCCGGGGGATGTGGTGTACAGTCCATTTGCGGGCATCGGTTCTGAGGGCTATGTTAGTCTGCGCGAGGGGCGTAAGTTTATCGGTGGCGAACTCAAGGAAGGCTACTGGCGCAATGCTATTCGCAATTTGGAGAATGCAATTGCTGAGCGCAATCAAACATCATTGTTTGATATGGCGGCGGGAGATTAGGCCATGTACCGTCTCACTGCACATGCTCTTCAGCGAATGCGCCGCCGTCGGATTCACCCGGCGCACGTTGCCGCTGCGTTGGAGAATCCGACGTATCAGACAATGGACGGCGCGCAGGCTTACTATGACCCGGCAAGCCGTGTGCGCGTGATGGTGCGCAACAGCACTATTGTCACGATTGTGCGGGCGAAGTATGCTTGAGGCGCGCCGGTTGTGCCACCATCGCCACGCGACGATGGTGCAGGCAATCAATGCCGACTTCGGGCCAGCGGATGGCTGGTATGTGACGTGGCAATGCGATGACTGCGGTGCGAGCATCATGGATAAACCTGTAACGCCGGAAGATGTTGACGCCGGAGCCGACTTGCCGTGGTGGGACGAACAGCTATTCGAGGATGGTGTAGAGCGCGCCTGCCGTAGTTTCTGGGCCACAGCAAACCTACTCAGTCAGGCGGCGCGATGAGCATTAAATGGAGTGGCATGGTTTGGCACAATAGTCAGCAGACTGGCAGCGGATTGTTAGTGCTGCTGGCTATTGCCGACCATGCTAATGACGATGGCATTTGTTGGCCGAGCGTGGCGCGTCTGGCGCGCATGGCGCGCGTGTCTGAGCGACAATGCCAACGTCTAATCTCGCAGCTGGTAAACGCCGGTGAATTGGCCGTAGAGCGTGGTGGGCATGGCCCAAAGAATACAACCGTCTATCGGATTTTGCCAGTTTTGGCCGAAAATAAGGGTGACATAGCTGTGTCACCCTTAACGGAAAATAAGGGTGACATCCAGGGCATTAAGGGTGACATCCAGCGCGCTAAGGGTGACATAGCTATGTCACCCGAACCGTCAATAGAACCGTCAATAGAAGCAGCAGAAGAGCGTGCATCTGAGCCAACGCCGGAACCGACGCCGGAACCAACAGCACCTGCCGCTGCTGCTAAATCTGAGACAACCCGCGACGCTTGGATAATCGAATATGAAAACGTGTGGGGCATGATGGTTGCCAGTCCGTACATAGCGGAGCAAATAACCGACTGGCAATCACGTGTGACATTCCCCGCATGGCAGCACGCGCTCCGAGAATCAGCGCGCGCCAACGCTCGTAACTGGCGTTATCTGTCACGCGTCCTGGAACGCTTAGAGCGCGACGGCTACCAGGAACCACAGGCCACACCAACCGCAACCACAACCACGATTGACATTGATCTGGAGCTGCCACTATGACAACTGACACGATTTCACCGGCTAGTTTGCTTGGCTTAACCAACGCCAACCAGGAAATCACTGTCCTGGCCGCCATGCGCGCCGATATGCCGCTGGCTATTGAACTGGCGCAACTACTCACCGCAGCCGATTTTTATGACGTCCGGCGGCAGGTTGTGTTTCAGTCCATACAAAACCTGTTGCTTGGTGTTGACACTGTTGACACGCCAGCCATTGTCGCCGAGTGCCGCAGCGTTATCCGTGACCGCAAGCTCAAGGTGACGATTGACGCTGACTATATCGACAGCCTTGACGCCGGGGACATTCGCCGCGCGCGTTCCTATGCCAACAGCATCAAGCGTTTGGCATGGCTGCGAGGGGCGGGCGATTTTGCCTACTGGTTAGTTGAAGAGCTACAGACGCGCCCCGACCCTGAAACACTGTTCGCAGCTGCGCAGGAACGCTGGCAGACGTTACAGCCCAAGACCGCCGATAGCAAGTTTGTTTACGGTTGGGATACCATAGCACTACATGACGAAATCATGCGTCAGCGCGAGCAGGCGCGCGCCGACGGCATTGTCAGTCGGTTCGACTGGCCGTGGAATTCCTGGAATGAGTACATCCGGCCACTGCAACCAGGCTTTGTGGGCATCCTTGCCGCGCCGGACGGTATGGGCAAGACGACGTACCTGGAACAGATAGCCGAACATTGGGCGCGTGTCGGGTTCAATGTGGTCTACGTCCACCTGGAAGATAGTCTCGAATACAAGCTAGACAGACGCCGCGCACGCGTCAGCCGGGTAAGTATCAGCCGCATCCAGGACGCGACGCTCACCGACGAAGACCGCGCCAAGCTCAAGGCGGGTGACGAAAAGTTGGATTTGTGGGCAGGGACGCTGCATTACTACCACGCCGCCGGGGAGAGTATGACGGCCATCGTGCGCGAGTTGGAGACGCGCGTCAGTGAGGGTACATGCCAAGCGGTTGTGTTCGACTACCTGGACAAAGTACAGCCCAGCCGCGCGCAGGCCACGCTGTACGGTTCCAACCCGTGGGAGCGACAGGCCAACGATATGGAACAGCTCAAGACGTTTGCGGAGAAATCCCGCATTCCCGTGTTCACGGCCACACAGGGCAATAAATCTATGCAGTCGGGCGGGCAGCAGACGCGGCAGGCCATCCAGGGCAGCGGGCAGAAATCCCAAAAGGCGCAGCTTGTCATAATCGTGACGCGTGACATCGTGGGCGAACAGGGACTGCGCGACGGCAGCGGGCGCGAGTTGGCTAAGGCAGGCGAGTATTCGCCAGTGGTGAAACTGCGCATCGACAAGAGCAACATCGGGCGCACCGGCGATTTGCAACAGTACCTAATCGGCGAATATTTCACGATTGCCGATATGCGCACAGAGCGCAAGGAGATATAGCATGAGCTACAGTTGGGTAGAACTACTCACCGTCTGTGTGCTGAATTTCATCGCCGGCTATCTTTCCGGCAAATACCTGGATTGAAAAACAAGGAGCGCAACATGAACGTGAAACTAATCAGCGTGACACCGGACGCCGAGGCGACGATGGCATACATCGCGCGTGTATCCAACCCGGCCAACCAGGATAATCCCGACTATGCCAAGCTGCTGGGTTACTGCATCCGGCACGGACACTGGAGCGTGTTTGAGCATTCGCACATGACGTTGGAGATTACCACGTCGCTGGCCGTAGCTGCGCAAATCCTACGCCATCGCTCATTCACGTTTCAGCAACTATCCCGACGCTATAACGGGGATTTGCCGTTATTCGAGTTGGTGCATCTGCGCAGACAGGCCGAGAAAAACAGGCAAAGCAGCGCAGAGCCGATTGTTGACGATTACCTCGCAGAGCTAATCGACGCGCACCTGGCGCATACCGTCTGGCTGTACGACAAGCTCACGCGCGCAGGCGTGGCGCGTGAGTGCGCGCGTATGGTATTGCCACAGGCCACCAGCACCACGCTGTACATGACGGGCAATTGCCGCAGTTGGATTCATTATCTCCAACAGCGTACGCAGCCGGACACACAGCTAGAGCATCGCATGGTGGCGATAGCGGCTCGTGAGATATTTGACGTTCAATTCCCGACGGTAGCAGCGGCATTGGAGGCAACACATGCGAAGAGCTAAGGTAGACGCGAACCAGGCGCGCATCGTGGGCGCGCTGCGACAAGCGGGCTGCCGTGTGCAGCACCTTCACACCATCGGGCGCGGCTGTCCCGACTTGTTGGTGTTGCACCGTGGTCTGCTGATTTTGGTAGAGGTGAAAGACGGCGACAAACCGCCAAGCGCGCAGCGTCTCACGCCGGACGAAATGCAGTGGCATACCGAGTGGCAGGAGGCTCCGCTGTACATTCTGCGACGTGTTGAGGATATACCCGCCATGCTGGAACAGGTGCAAAAGGACTGGCAACTATGAAACAAGCAAGCGAGTGGTTCGTGTACGATAATCGCCTGTATGAAGGCGCAATGAGCTACGACGATAGCGCGCTGGCAGACGTGGCGCGCATTGTGGACATTCTGAGCCGCGGCAAATCGGCGCGCGTGGTGGAAGAGCGCGCCGTTCGTGAGGCTGTGCGCGCTGAGCTACGAAAGCACGGGGTGTTGGCATGATGTTCGAGATTCTGCTAATCCTGGCAACCGTCATTATTTTCATGCTGGCCTGGGCGTCGTACCGTTTGGGCCAGATGTACTACGACGAAGCCAACCGTGCCGACTTTTGGGAGCGGCAGTACCGTTGGGAACATGAGTGCAGAAAATTGACGGAGAATCGCCATGAGTGAGGAACGCGCACCGTACCTTGACGACGCGCCGGATACCGTCACGCTGCGAGTGGCGCGCATAGTCTGGCTAATGGCGCAGGGCCGTTGGTTGACTACCATCGAAATCGCACACCTGACGAACCTGCCGTACGGAGCCGCCCACGCCATGATGGAACGCCTTACAGCGTCTGAGCATGTGCCGGTGACATCTCGGCCCACCGGCATCGGGCGATTGTTGGAGTGGGGCATCTACCTGGATATCTAAATCCATACGGTATGGATTTGATAGTGCTATGTTTTTTATAGCGACAACGATTTCATGGAGGCAGAATGAGTCAGCACGTTTTGGGCGTCTATTGGGCTCCGGGCCACATGCGGCAATCGGATATGGATTACATGGCGCATCTCCAGCCGCCCGCTATCCGCATCCTAGAGCCGGACGTGTCGCTCATGACACGGGCGCATCTTCTCGCGGGCCGTGCGCTGCTGTTGCCGCGCGATTGGGCATTGTCTGAGCAACATGACGATGTGCGACGCGATCCAGTCGGTACGGGCATCCGCCATGCGCAGGACTGGCGCGGCAAAATCAACGCATGGCGCGCAGCTGGTATGAACGTGCCGGACAGTCAAATCGTGGTTGTCGGCATCAATGAGCCGAAGGTGTGGGAGATGCGCGACGAAGCCATCGCCTACAATGTCGCGTTTCTGGATGAATGCACCAAGCTACGGCTGCGGGCATGTGCGTTGAATCTGAGCGTGGGCTGGCCTGCGAACACCGGACACGACACGCCGCCGGACTGGAAGCCTTATGAGCCGGTGCGCGACGCCATCAAGCGGGGCGAGCATTTCCTATGCGTACATGAATACTGGTATCGCAGCGGGCCGCAGGACGGGGCATTGTGGTGGGCATGGCGTATCAACCGCTGCCCGTGGGACGTGCCGATTATCATCGGTGAGACGGGCATAGACAACTACGTTGATGATAACCGCTGGAACAACGAAAACAAACCGCCGCGGGGCTGGCATGGCAACGTGACGCCGCGCGCCTATGCCGAGATGGTACTGCGCTATGCGCGCGGCCTCGACAAGCGCGTGGTTGCCATTCTGCCATTCCTCACCGACTATCGGGCGCGTGAGTGGCAGTCATTTGACACAGCCGACGCTCACGCCGATTTGCTATCACTGGCTAGCACGATGATTCCACAGTTGCAGCCTCCGCAGCAACACACGGTGCATCTTCCAGTGATTACCGCACCGACTGAGCCACAGCCGCAACCGGATAGCGACTGGACACGAGCGCGCGCATTTGTGGCGCGTTGGGAAGGTGGATTTGTCAACAATCCCGCCGACCCAGGCGGGGCCACCAACATGGGCATCACGATTAGCACGCTCAAGGCATGGCGCGCATCGAAGGGTATGCCCGCGCCGACTGTGGAGGATGTGCGCAACCTCACCACAGCCGAGGCCGACGCTATCTATCATGCGTGGTACTGGCAGGCCAGTGGCGCAGACAAGCTCCCGTGGCCATTGTCGCTCATTGTGTTTGATACGGCGGTATTGCATGGCACGGCCATTGCGCGCCAGTGGCATAGCGAGACAAGCGGCAACGCAACCGACTACCTCGCCAAACGGCTGGCTTCCTACACGCGCATGGGACATTGGAAGCATTTCGGAGCGGGCTGGGTGCGACGCGTAGCGGATTTGCTTGATATGTTGGCATAACGGAGGCATCATGCCGTACACGGTGGAGCGAACATCCGAGAACGCCATCGCGTTACGACATCCGACTGTATCAATGGACTGGCAACAGCCGTATCTGCTAATCTCCGACGTGCATTGGGACAATCCGCACTGTGACCGTGCGCTGTTGAAGGAACACCTGGACGAAGCGGTACGACGCGAGGCGGGCATCCTGGTATTTGGCGACTTCTTTTGCGCCATGCAAGGCAAGTATGACAAGCGGGCCGACAAGAGCGCATTGCGGCCAGAACACCAGGCGACGAATTACCTAGACGCGCTGGTTGACACGGCGGCGACGTGGTTGGAGCCGTACAGCAAGAACATCGTCATGTTGGCAGACGGCAATCATGAAACGGCCATCCGCAAGCACCTGGAGACGGATTTACTAGAACGTCTGTGCCAAAAGCTGGGCGTGCTGCACATGGGATATAGCGGCTATGTACGGTTCCTGTTCGAGCAATCCGGCGGCAGTAGGCGCATCTCGAAAACGCTGTACTGGCATCATGGCAGCGGCGGCGGTGGGCCGGTGACAAAAGGCGTTATCCAGCACGCGCGACGGGCAGCGTCTGTGGAAGCCGACATCTACGTTACAGGCCACATCCACGAGGCGTGGCAGTTGGAAAATCCAGTTATGCGGCTGTCGGCTAACGGTATTGAGCGCATCGATCAGCAACACCATGTGCAGTGTGCGACGTACAAGCAGGAATACACACCCGGCGGCGGCTTCCATGTAGAGCGAGGTAGGCCGCCCAAACCGCTGGGCGGTTGGTGGTTGACGTGGCAATTGCGAGCCGCGCGTGTTCGTGACATCCGGGCGCGCTTTCATCGTGCAGATTAGTGGTGCATATGGACACTTACGGCAATTTACTGGCAGACATCGAAAAGCGGCTGGCATCTGTCGAGACCATCGTATTTGGCAGTGAGAAGCTGCGGCTGCCAAGCCTGTCAAGTCAGATTGAAGAGCTATCAGCGGAGATTGCGCGCCTAAACGAAACCATGCAAGCGTTGGAGCGGTGGCAATCAACCGTGGTGCTGTATCTGCGAATCGGCCTGGGGCTTATGGGTGTGGTAGGTGTAAACGGACTGCGGGAAATCGGCACGGCGTTACTCTCTGCGCTATCATAGGAGACAAGACGTGGAAAAAATTCATTGGGTACTTCAATCTCGAAAATTCTGGGCAGCGGTGATTAGCTTGCTTGCTGCGCTGGGCGTGTTGAACTGGAGCGACGCGCAGCAGGCCGAAACCGTCGCCATGCTTGCGGCGGGCATTGGGGCGGCGTACTCGCTGGCCGTAGCAATCGAGGACGGGCTGACTGCGAACTCGGTGGCGCGTTGGTTCCGCGCCGATATGGATGAGGAAGAATAGACATGAGCAGCTACATTGATGACAATGGAGTATCCTGGACAGTCGGGACGGATGATTTCAATTCTAGCGGTGATAACACCATCATTTCTGCTCCAGGCGAAGGTCGGCGGCTGCGCGTCAAATACCTGGTTGTGCAGAATGTCAGCACTACTGACACGACGGCACTAATCAAGTGGGGAGGTAGCACCGAACACGATTTTTTGCTTGCGGGCAAACTAGGCGTGACCATCGTTGGTGATTTGGGCAATGAATGGCGATTGCCTGCCAACACCGCATTGATTGTCAATCTGAGCGGCGGCAATGCGCACAAGGCAAATTTTCAGTACACAATCGAAAAGGCCTAAGAAATGAACAAGCGCATAAACGTTCTGCGGCGGGCAATCAACCGGCAGAAATTGACGGGGACATATGAGGAAATCGCAGCGGCATTGAACGCGCGGCCGCTGATTGACAACCCCGTGCCGCAGGGCATGGTGACGAAGTGGCCCACGCTGCTTGACGCGCTGGGATTGCTCACCGAAGCAGAGCGCGCCAAGCTGGGCGACGTGCCGACGTGGTTTGTGACAATGGTTATCAACGCACTAGGCGCGCAGGATGCGGCGGCGTTGACTGCGCACGTTGGCCTGTTGGCCGACTGGCAAATCATCGGCAATCCGACGGCGCGCAAGCTACGCAACCTGTTGGCCGAGACGCAGCCGGACGTTACTTGGAGCGCGCAGGTTCCAGGCAAATCGTGGGCCGATGAAAACTGGCGCGGGCGCGTGACAGAACAGGACGTGCAGGCGGCGATGAATCGGCGGCAGGAGAGTGACGATGCTGAGTAACGGCATCCACATCGGGCGGCGCGGCGGCGTGCGGTTGACGGGCGGGGGTGGGGAAACGCCGTGGTGGTTGGCGGGCGGCATTAGCGCAGGAAATGTAGTGGCGGTGTACCAGCCCAAAGGCGCGGCGAGCTTGGCTGCGTCTTACGTCAACCTAGCGAATCCTGGAACATACGACGCCGCGCCGGGGGTTGCGCCGACATTTGACGCAACGACGGGGTGGACGTTTGACGGCAGCACGCAGTATTTGACGACGGGGATTGTGCCGGTCAACAACCAGACGTGGACGATAATGGTGCGCTTTTCGGACGCGCCGGCAGCCGGTACGTTTCAGAGCATCGCGGGGTTGGGCTGGGCTGGAGGCCAGGGTTTTATGTTGGCGATCACGACGGCTACGCCGCGCCGGTCGTATTATAGCGGCTCACTGGTGCATGTGGGCATACTTACCCAAAACGGCGTCATGGCAATCGCGGGCAACCAGGGGTATTACAACGGCGTAGCGGATGGCGCGACCATTTCTGCCGCCGCGTTTACCAACACGTTCGCGCTCGTCATTGGCGCGCTAAATCAAGTCAATTCAATCGTGTCATTTTTCAACGGCAAAATCCAGGCTGCGTTTGTCGCCTCCTCCACGCTCACCGCGGGCCAGGTGGCGGCGTTATCGACGGCGATGGCGGCGTTGTGACATGCAATTATCGGCGGGACGTGAGGGCGTATGAGCGCAACACTGTTTGACGGCGTGATTAGCTGAAATGCCAACACAGCCGCAACGTAATTGCACGAAGCCAAACTGCGCTGGTGTTGTTAGCCGTGGCGTATGTAGCGTGTGCGGTAGCAAGCGGCCATCTCGCTGGCGTGAGACCGTGGACAATCGCAGCGCACATGAGCGAGGATATGGCAACACATGGCGCAAGCTGCGGCGCATGGTATTAGCCGAGAATCCATTGTGTGTGGAATGTCAACGCATCGGCAGAGTGACTGCGGCGCAAGAGGTTGACCACATCGTACCTAAACATTTAGGCGGGCCAGATGATTGGGATAACCTTCAACCATTATGCCGAGCGTGCCATCGTGCGAAAACTGCGAGAGATGCAAGCGTGACAGACAACGGATGGCGCACCAGCACCATACCATGCACCATTGTGGCAGGCGCACCAGGCTCAGGCAAATCGTATTATGTGAAACAACACATGATGCACGGTGACTTGGTGATTGATGTGGATGCGTTATATTCTGCGCTATCTGGTTTGGCATGGTACGACAAACCCGTGAACCTGTTGCCATTTGTGATGGAAGCTCGCGATGCTATCATTCGACGATTAGCCAAGCGTAGCAAGGTGCGAGCGGCTTGGTTCGTTACATCTGAGGCAGATTGTCAGACGCTGATTCACTGGCGTGATACGTTGCAGGCTCGCTTGGTCATTATGGATACATCTCCAAATGAATGTATGCGCCGCATTGCGAATGATGAGCGACGTGGCAAACATGCGGACGCGTGGCGACCGTTGGTCAGCGAGTGGTGGCAGACGTTTGAGCAGACACGGCAGCAGGGGGGGGAGGGGCGTGCAAATCCTTGAAAATTTTTGGTCGGGGACTGCGCCGGGGTGGTCAGACGTACGTGTTCGCGGAATTGATAGGGGTACGGTATGAGTAGTGCAGGACGCAAACCAAAGCCAACAGCAATGAAAGAGCTTGCGGGCAATCCTGGCAAGAGACCATTGAACCAGCGCGAACCTAAACCGCGCGTTGTCATTCCGCCATGCCCGAAATGGTTGCAGGGCGAGGCGCGCGCAGAGTACAAACGGACGGCGCACATGTTGGTGAATCTGCGCGTGATGACTGAGGCTGACCGTGTGGCTTTGGCGGCGTATGCTCACCAGTATGCCAAATGGTTGGAGGCCGAGCGCATGGTGCAAGAACAAGGCGCAGTCCTAATCAGTGACAAGGGCGGCGCATACATCAACCCGTGGCAGAACATTGCCAACGGCGCATTGAAGACCATGCGGTCATTGATGGCAGAATTCGGCATGACACCGGCCAGCCGCACGCGTATCAGCGCAGAGCCGGACGATTCGCAGCCGAAATCTTTGGCCGAACAATTGTTCGAGTTGGCAAAGAATGACTGAACAATTCTGGTTCGACAAACGCGCCGCAGATTTGGCCGTCGCCTTTTTCGAGCGGTTACTGGTTCACAGCAAAGGCGAGTGGGCCGGTCAACCGTTTGCGCTTCAACCGTGGCAGCGTGATGACATCATCCGGCCATTGTTTGGATGGAAGCGCGCCGATGGCACGCGCAAGTACCGACGCGCCTATATCGAGATTCCCCGCAAGAATGGCAAAAGCACTTTATCAGCCGGACTTGCGCTTTACCTGCTGTTTGCCGATAGCGAACCAGGAGCCGAGGTGTACAGCGCAGCGGCAGATACTGACCAGGCGCGCATCGTGTTTGAGGAAGCGCAGCGCATGGTAGAGAGTAGTCCTGCGCTATCCAAATTCGGACAGGTCTACAAACGCAGCATCATCGTACCAAGCGCAGGCGCAACATACCGAGTTATCAGCGCAGATGCTCACACCAAGCACGGCTTCAACGCGCATGGCATCGTCTTCGACGAACTACACGCGCAGCCGAACCGAGACCTATACGACGTATTGAACACATCCACTGGCGCACGTCGGCAGCCGATGATGATTATGATTACCACGGCTGGCTATGACCGTGAGAGTATCTGTTACGAACAACATGAGTATGCGCGCCAGGTGTCAACCGGCATCATAGATGACCCGACCTTTTTTGCATACATTGCCGGGGCCGAAGACGATGATGACTGGACATCGCCGGTCACATGGGCCAAAGCGAATCCAGGTCTAGGCGTTACCATCAAAACGGATTACCTGGAGACCGAGTGCAAACGAGCGCAGGCATCACCGGCATACCAGAACACATTCCGGCGTTTGCACCTTAACCAGTGGACATCGCAGGATGAGCGTTGGCTAGATATGGCGGCATGGAACGCATGTTCGCAACCGTTGCCAGACCTAACCGGTCGGGACTGTTACGCCGGACTTGACCTTGCCAGCACAACCGACATTGCGGCATTGTCGCTAGTGTTTCCGCCGGTGGAAGATGGCGAACCGTACTGGATTAAACCATTCCTGTGGGTTCCAGAAGCTGCGCTGATTGACCGTGCGCGCCGAGACCGTGTGCCATATGACGCATGGACGCGAGATGGATACATGATCCATACGCCAGGGAATGTAATCGATTATGATTACATCGTGGACACGATTACTGAGCAGGGCAAGCAGTACAATATCCAGGAGATTGCCTTCGACCGCTGGGGTGCGACGTTGGTAAGCCAGCGTCTGACTGACCTGGGATTTGAGATGGTGCAATTCGGTCAAGGATATGCCAGTATGTCATCTCCCATGAAAGAGTTTCACCGGCTTGTGCTTGAGCAGCGTTTGGCGCATGGTGGTCATCCTGTGCTGCGGTGGATGGCCGACAACGTAGTCGCGCGTCAGGATGCGGCGGGCAATGTCAAGCCGGACAAAGAACGTAGCCGCAGTAAGATTGATGGCATTGTTGCGACTATCATGGGATTAGACCGTGCTGTGCGCCATGCGCCATCCGTATACGATGAGCGTGGTGTCCTAACACTATAGGTGACAAAATGGCGCGAGTAATTGAAGACCTGTATCAGATGACGCAGGTGCAGAACTGGCTACACACCGTTGTAACGTTTGCGGCCAGTGGCGATAATACGATTATCAGCGCGCCAGGTGCGGGCAAGCGCATTGTCATCAAGACGTTGATTATTCAGGATGAGGTCAGTAATGGCACGATTGCTATCGTCAAATCTGGCAGCGTTGACCACATCCGATTGCACACTGAAAAATCAGAGCGTTTTGTTTTGCCGTTTGCCTACGGCGATGAATGGCGGTTGGCTCCAAATGCGGCATTGATTATCAATCTAGACGGCGCAAATCAGCACGCTGCATCTGTGCGTTATTGTGTGGAGAACGTGTAATGACAAATCCAGTCGCGCGTTTACTGAATCGAATCACTGAGCGGCGCGGCGTGTCTCCGCATGTTTACGAGTTGCTCGGTGCGGGGCCGACGTACGCGGGGCCAGACGTATCCGAGATGGGCAGTCTGCGTTCTACGGCTGTTTATGCTTGTGTGCGGATTATCAGCGAGAGCATTGCATCATTGCCACTGGCATTGTACCGGCAGCGTGATCGCGACAAAGAGCGCGCGCTAGACCATAACCTATGGCCGGTGCTGCATGACCTGGCAAATCCAGAGATGACCAGCATGGAATGGCGCGAGTATGCGCTGTCGCATGTGCTATTGTGGGGCAATCACTGGTCAGAGATAGAGTACGACGGGCGCGGGCGCGTGGTGGGGCTATGGCCGCTGCGACCCGATAAAATGGAAGGCGCGCAACGGCGGGCCGACGGGTTGTGGTGGGCATATCGTATGCCGGACAACACGCTGCGTTGGATTCCAACGGCACGGTTGCATCACCTTCGAGGATTGACCACAGACGGCGTGTGGGGATTATCGCCGATTCGCTTGGTTGCGCGTCAGGCCATCGGTCTGAGCTTAGCCACCGAGGAATTTGGCAGCCGTTTCTTTAGCAACGGCGCGCGTCCTGGGCTGCTGCTGAAACATCCGGGCAAATTATCGCCGGGTGGATTTGAGCGACTGCGCGCATCATTTGCCGGTGAATACCAGGGATTGACCAACGCGCACAAGGTCAAAATTTTGGAAGAAGGCATGGATATTAGCACCATCGGCATTCCGCCGGACGAAGCGCAATTCCTAGAAACTCGGAAATTCCAGGTCACAGAAATTGCGCGTGTATTTCGTGTGCCACCGCATTTGCTCGCAGACCTAGACCGTGCGACGTTTTCCAACATCGAACACCAGTCATTAGAGTTTGTCATGCACACGCTCAGGCCGTGGTTGGTGCGACATGAACAGGCCATTGCGCGTGACCTGCTTACACCGGCAGAGCGTAGCAACCTGTATGCAAAATACATCGTTGAAGGTCTGCTGCGCGGGGATACAGTCAGCCGTTATCAGGCATATGCCACCGGCATCGTCAACGGATTTTTGACCCGCAACGAAGCGCGCGAGTTGGAGGACTGGAACCCGATTGACGGCCTCGACGAACCGCTTGTGCCATTGAACATGGTAGAGGTCGGCATAGAGCCGCCGGTGGCAGAACGCGCCGAAATGCGGCAGCTCGAAGATAGCGAATTGAAGCCGACCGAGGCCATGCGTTCTGAGGCGCAGCGTGGTCTAGACTGGCGTGCGGAATTTGGTCGCGGCGGGACTGAGATTGGCGTAGCGCGCGCACGCGACATCATCAACAATCGCACGTTATCGCCGGACACCTGGCGACGAATGCACAGCTATTTTTCACGTCATGAAGTTGACAAGCAGGGTGAGGGCTTCAGTCCTGGCGAGGATGGCTATCCAAGCGCAGGGCGAATCGCTTGGGCATTGTGGGGCGGCGATGCGGGGCAATCTCGCGCACGCGCAATTGTCGCTCGGCTAGATGCAGAACGTCATGAACATGACAACATGGAAATGCGCGCTGAGGTCAGCGACCCGCAAGGTTGGACGGTGCGCGAAGAGCGCGTGCGGCGCGACCGGCAGGCCATGATGAATCGCACCATTCGCCTATGGCAGGATGCCTCTGAGCGGTTAGTGAAACGTGAGACAGCCGACATCCGGCGCGCCATTGGTCGCTATTTTGGCAAGCGTGATGCGGCTGGATTCGAGACCTGGCTAGAGCGTTTCTATGAAGAGATGCGCGAGTGGTTGCCAGATTATTTCCGCGCATTGATGCTCACCTATGCCGAAACCATTTTGGCCGCAGTTGCCGATGAGCTTGAAGGCGAGCCAATAGCGATTGATGATGGCGTGCGCGCATGGGTTGAGGCATATCTGACCAACCTAGCCGCAACCTACACCGTTGGCAGCGAGAAACAACTTCGCACACTGATTGCCGAGGCCGAGGGCGACGAAGCCGCAGCCGAGGTTATTGAGGAGCGCATGGCCGGTTGGACTGAGACCAAGCCTGGAAAGACGGCACTAGAACAAACATTCGAGGCCGGTAATGCGCTCGCAATTTTGGGATATGCGCGACTAGGCATTGAGTTCTTGCGCTGGTCTGCGCGTGGCGAATCGTGTCCGTTGTGCCGCAAACTAGACGGGCGGCGCATTCCGATTCAGGGTGCATTTGTAGATGAGGGTGATACGGTCGAAGCCGATGGTGTTGACCCACTGCCGATTGTGCGCAAAATTAAACACGGGCCATTACACAGCGGTTGTGACTGTGTAATCATAAGGGGTTGATTATGCCGTGGCATATTGAGAATGACAATCCGAAATGTAATGGTTGGGCAGTGGTCAAGGATGACGATGGCGAAATCGAGGGTTGTCATCTAACAGAGGCCGCAGCATTAGCGCAGATGGCGGCATTGTATGCGAGTAAGGAACGAGGCATGGAAAATCGAGCCGGACGGGTACTGAGCAACAAAAACGAAGGCAAACTGCGCGAGGCGTTGGCTGCGTTGACTGAGGTTCTCGCTCAGTTGGACAGTGGCGACGAAATCAACAATCTGCGCGGGCTGGCCGGGGGATTTGAGCAGCGCACCGTCGGCATCGGTGATGTGGAAGTGCGCGCAGATGCTGAAATCCCGACCATCCGTGGCTATGCGGCGGTCTTCAATCGCATGAGCCAACCGCTTGGCAATTTCATGGAGCGCATTGCACCTGGCGCATTTGCCGACAGTTTGGCCTCCGACGTGCGCGCGTTGTGGCAACATGATACCAGTCGCGTTCTAGGTCGCACCAAAAACGGCACGTTGAAAATCTGGGAAGATGAGCGCGGCCTCGGCTTCGAGGTTATGCCGCCGGATACCCAGGACGGGCGCGACGCGCTGGCATTGATTGCGCGCGGCGATGTTGACCAAATGTCATTCGGGTTTACGGTTCCAAGCGGCGGCGATTCCTGGCAACAGGATGGCGGAATGCCGGTGCGGACGCTAAACCGAGTTAACCTAATTGAGGTGTCGCCGGTGACATTTCCGGCCTATCTGGATACCTCGGCACAGGTATTGCGTACTGCGCCGGATTGGGTGCAACGGGCGTTGCATCCTGGCGTTGACGATAAACGGGCGGATGAGTTAACGCGGGCGCGTGACTATCTGCAACAACTACGCATCAGACTGGAGAAATTGAAATGAACGCAGTGGAATTGCGCCGTCAAAAGGCGCAAATTGTTGAAGAGGCTGGCGCGCTCGCCAAAACCGAAAACATTACGGACGAACAGCGCGCGCAGATTGACGGGTTGTTGAGCAAGGCGGAACAGTTGGAGGCCGATGCCGTGCGCGCCGAAAAGCTGGAAAATTATCGCGGCGTTGTCAAGCCTGCGCCGGAGGCTCCGGCGTATCACCAGCGGCGCACCGGCGACGATGCGCAGAGCATCTTCCTGCGCTACATCCGCACCGGTGACGAAGGCGCGCAGCGCGAAATCAACCCGGCGGTTCAGGCTGAATATCGTGCCAGCAATGACACGACCATCAACATCACGACCGCAGCCGACGGTGGCGACCTGGTTCCGACTGGTCACTTCCAGGGCATTATCGAGCGGGCGCGTCCGTTGGCATTGTACAACCAGCTTGGCGTGCGCATGATTCCTGGTAGCGGTACGACTGTGAACGTGCCGACCGACAACGAGGCCGATGACGGCCAGTTTGTCAGCACGTCGGAATCTGGCGAGTTCGACCGCGACGCTCCGGCGGTCAATAAGGTCGCGATGACGTTGGTCAAATACACCAAACGGCTTGACCTGACCTACGAAATCATGCAGGATGAGGATTCCCGTCTGATGGATTTCCTCAACAATTTCGTGGGTGCGGGCATGGCTGCGACCATGAACAACCTGCTGATTACCGAAGCGTTGACCGACGGCACTGCCGGTCTGACCCTGGACAGCGCGACGGCTATCGGTTCGGCGGAAATCCCCGAACTGCTGTACAAGCTCTCGGCGGAATATGCCGCGGGCAACAGCGTGGCGTGGATGATGCGGCGTGCCACCGAGGGCTATCTGCGCGGCCTTGCGAGCCAGAGCCAGTTCGTGTTCGGCAATGCGGTCGGCCCTGCCACCGGCAATGGCACGGCGGTCACGTCTTCGCTGTGGGGCATTCCGCTGCACACCAGCTCGTTTATGGGTGGGTTGCAGGCCAGTGGCAAGAGCCTGCTCATTGGCAATTTCAACTACATGGGTATGCGCCTTGACCCGACCATGACCTTCCTGCGCGACCCGTACAGCCGCGCGAGCTATGGTGAGGTGCGGCTGCACTACTACTTCCGCACCGACTTCGAGGTGTTGCAGGCGGCTGCGTTCCAGTACGCAACGCATCCGACAGCCTAATATGAGTGTGCTGATATTCACGCCAACATATGCGGACGCTATGCGGCCTGAGACAGCTGCCAGCATCCAGGCGCAAACAGGCGACATCGAATGGACGTGGGAGGTGTCTCGGCACAACCCATACCCAGGCGAGCGCAACATGCGCAATATCGTGGCGCAATATCAGCGAGCGTGGGAATTGGCGTTGGCGGGTGGGTATGATGCGCTACTCACTGTGGAGCATGATATGGTACTCCCCGCCAACGCCCTACAGACGCTGTATAATACAGATGCGGGCGTGGTGTATGGCGTCTACATGCTGCGGCATGGTACGAAGGCGTTGAACGCATGGCAGTATATCAACAACCGCAGCATGGGTATGAGTCTGAGCCTGTATCCGGCAGAGTTGAACCGTTATAGGCGGCGTGGTTGGGGCCGGGTGAGTGGCGTGGGCTGGGGTTGCACACTGATTCGACGTGAGATATTAAATCGAATCTCACCACGCTACACCGACAGCACAGACGCAGGCGACATTCGATTTTCAACTGATTGCCTACACGCCGGAATTGAAATGATTGCACGGTTTGACGTGCCGTGCTTGCACATAGAGCCGGATGGTACGGTGTTGCATCCGTACCGAAATGGAGGAATTGTGAGACGAGTATTAGCATTACAGGCAGTGACCGTCAACTCGGACGGCCAAACCATTGTGATGAAGCCAGGTAGCTATTACAGCGTGACGCCGGATGTGGCGAGCGACCTGCAACGTGCCGGATATGCCACCGTCACTAACGACGAACCAGAGATGGCCGTGGCGCAACCAGTTATGGAAACGGCAACCGCACCAACGCAGCGAGGCCGCAAACGTGCCGCTGCTTGAGGTATTGACGCGCTGCTACAAACGGCCTGCGATGTTGGCCGCAAACCAGGCCAGTCTGCAACGGCAAACCGACCCGGACTGGATACAGACGTTATTGACAGATGACGAAGGTCGGGGCATCGGTTGGAGTTATCGCAATATGGCGGCATATGCGCCAAAACTGACCGGCGATTACATCTGGATACTAGATGATGATGACGTGTGCATGTTGGACACGTTGGTTGAAGACGTGCGCAAGATGGCGCGCAAAAAGCCGGACGTGATTTTTGTACGCATGAATCATGGGCCGCGTGGTGTGTTGCCAGGTCGCAACTGGCGCAATGCGCCGATGCAAGGCGACATCGGCGTGAGCGCATACATCGTGAGGCGGCAGGTCTGGCAGTTGCACTCCAACGCCTTCGGCAACCATTACGCTGGCGATTTTGATTTTATCAGTCAGGTATACGCGCGCACACAGGCGCATGTTTGGTACGATGTAGTGGCAAGCGCAGTACAGCGTATCAGTAATGGAGAGCCGGAATGAGAATCAGCCCGACGCGCATCCGCATCACAACGCAGCCGACTATCGAGCCGGTCAGCCGTACTGAGGCCAAACTACATCTGCGCATTGACCATGCCACCGAAGATGATTTGATTGACCGGCTGATTACCACGGCGCGTATCCAATGCGAAGACATCGCCGGACGGTCATTCATCACGCGCACCTATACGGCCAAATTCGACCTGTGGCCGCGCAATGACCGAATGCGTTTACCATTCCCGCCATTGATTAGCGTATCCAGCATCACCTACACCGATGAAGACGGCAACACTGAGACCTACGCTGCGAGCAACTACATCGTAGACAATTACAGCGAACCAGGCCAGTTGGTTATCAAAACAGACAGCACATGGCCGGACGTGACATTGCAAGAGGTCAACGGCATCACCGTGGTTTATACCGCAGGCTATGGCGCATTAGCTACCGATGTGCCTGCGCGTTATCGCCAAGCCGTTCTGCTCATGGTCGGCCATCTGTACGAGAATCGCGAGGCGGTGTTGGTCGGCAATGTCAACGCCACCGAGCTACCGATGGCATTAAACGCGCTGCTGCTTACAGACCGTGGAGGTTGGTGGTAATGCGAATCGGGCCACTGCGACACCGTGTGACAATCCAACAGATGCCGGGTACGCAGGATGCGGCGGGTGAACCGACAAAGACCTGGGGCAACATTGCCAGCATTGCATCGGTTTGGGCCGATGTGCGACCGGCCAGCGCAAGTGAGCGATTTGTCGGCGGCGGTGAGCAGCAACAGGCCATTGTCACACACAATGTGACAATCCGTTATCGCAGCGACCTGAACAACCGAATGCGCGTTGTCTGGAATAGCATCAATCTGGATATTGAGGGCATTACAGACCCAAGCGGCAAACGGGAATATTTAACGCTGCAATGTCGAGAGGTGCAGTCATGAGCGATTCTAAGCTAACATGGCGTGGCGACCAGATTTGGCAAACATTGCATGAGGCAATGCCAGGTGCATTGTTTGAGGATGGCGAGCGGTTGGTGGAACTAGCCGCATCTAAAATTAACTCGAATACCGGCACACTGGCAGGCTCCGGCTATGTGGTCTCAAAAGGCCGCAGCACATACAGGCCGAACAAACGCCATCGGCGCGAGTTGAAGCCAGACGGTGATGCCGTCGCCGTAGCGTTTGCGGCTTATTACGCCAAGTTTGTCGAGCTTGGCACGCGCAAAATGACGGCCAAGCCATATCTCCGACCGGCCATTGATGAGATGCGCTCCAACATTTCATGGCGTGTGGCGCGTGCGTTGGAGAAGTCATTGAAACGGTATGAGCGATGAGCCTGTACCTTCGAGTGCGCGGGCAATTGTTGGCAGATGGCGCAACGGCTGCGCTAGTTGGCACGCGTGTCTATCCGACATATCTGCCGCAGGCTCCGACATATCCGGCCATCACATATCAACGTGTGAGCAATACCGGGCAGTCCGGCACTACTGCGCTGCGCCAGACGCGCTGGCAGATTAACTGTTGGGCTACAACATATGTCAGCGCGCAGTCATTAGCGGCAGCGGTTAAATCCGCAATGGAGGAGTGGACAAACGGCAGTCAAATGCCGTTGGTAAAAATGGCACGCGTCGTCAATGAACTAGACGATTACGAGCCTGAGATAGATGTACATCGTGTGATTATTGACGTTTTGATTGATACGATTGGAGACTGACAATGGCAGATCAAGACATCCTTATCGGGCCAGGTCGCTTGTACCGCGCGCCGCTGGGTACGGCAAATCCCGATGAATCCACCGTGGCATACGGCGCGTCGTGGGGCGGCAGTTGGACAGATGTCGGTGATATTCTAGAAGGCAGTCCTGTGGTGCTGTCTATGTCTGAGGAATTTACCGACGTTCACACCGAACAGTTTGTGGCCGCGCGTAACAGCGTGCGCACGCGTCGCGAGATTATGATTAAGGCGACGTTGGCCGAACACACCGTGGCAAACTTGGAGATGCTGTTGTCTAGCACGGCTGCCACCACTGCGGCGGCGGGCGGCGGGCAAAAGGGATTCTCCGAAATCAAATTCGGTTCTGAATCTGCGGTCGATATGTACAAGTGGGGCATTGAAGCTCTGCGGGTTGACAGCGCAGGCAACAATCAGCCGGTGCGTTGGTTCTTGCATCGGGGCTATATCAAGCTGGCTGGCGATGTCAGCTACGCCAAGCAGAATCCCACCGGATTGCCAGTGGAAATCAAAATCTTGGCCGACGCTACGCAGTCAAGCGGCGAGGAGCTTGGCACGCTGCACATTGTCACGGCTGCGGCGACTGCGACCTAATGGAGCGCATGATGGTTGAAGTGCAAACCGTTACAATCCAACTCGGTCAACGTGAGTATACTATTGCCGAGGCTCCGCGCCTGCGCGCTGCTCCGTGGCGCAAGCGATTGATGGCCGATGTCAAGCCGCTGTTTGACCAGGTGGCTGGCGCACAGGAAATGACGTTCAACACTCCCGCTGACCTGTTGCGCCTATGGCCGGTTATCGAAACGTTGATGATTGACGGCCTCGACAACCTGTTCGAGTTGTTGTTGGCATACGACGCGCAGTTGGAGAATGACCGCGAGTACATCGAAGCTAACGCCACCGACAAGCAGATTCTCAGCGCGTTTGGGGAGGTGGCGCGCTTTGCCGACCCTTTCGGGGTGTTGAATCTGGCGAACAGGCAGATTGGCCGCAGGATGACTGGCACGTCATCGAATTAGCAATGTCGGCATGGGGCATGACGCTAGAACAGGCTGCGGCATTGCCTGAGCGTCATGCTCTCATGTTGCTGCGGTCATATCTGGCGCGTCAACGGTTCGAGTCACGCGTATTGATTGCGCAGTTGGCCGAGGCAATGCAACCAAAGCGCGAGCAGGGCAGTTTGGCGGGACTGGCCGCGTTGGGATTTGGAATTAGAGGTGCATGATGGCAGTGTCAGTCGGTGATTTGGTTGTCTTTCTCCGTGGCGATGATTCGCAGCTAGACAGCACGCTCAATAACGCCAAGACCAAAACGCAGTCATTCGGCGGCATTGCCACATCCGTTCTAGGTGGGGCGGTCGTAGCTGGGGCTGCCGCTGCCGCCGGTGCGATTGCCGCCATCGGCGTTGCTGCGTTTGACGTATCCAGAGATACCGAGGTCGCTACGGCCAACATTGCGGCGCAGTTGGGCATTCCGACTGAGGCGGCGCAAGCGTTTGGCGACGTAGCGCGAGATGTGTTTGCCAACAATTTCGCCAGTTCTGTGCAGGATGCGGGTGAGGCTGTTGCACTACTGGCGCAGCAGCTTGGTCTAACCGCCGAAGACCCTGCGTTGCAGACCATGACCGAAAACGCATTCCGGCTGCGAGACACGTTTGGCGTAGATGTCAGTGAAAGCATCGACGCCGTTAAAACGTTAATGGATAATTTCGGCGTCACTGGCGATGAGGCATTCGACCTGATTGCCGCCGGTTTTCAGCGTGGCCTAGACCGCAGCGGCGATTTCCTGGATACCATCGGAGAATACAGCACACAGTTTTCCAACGGCGGTGCAACGGCTGGTCAGTTCTTCTCACTGTTGGAATCCGGCTTGCAAGGCGGCGTGTTAGGTACAGACAGAGCCGCCGATGCGTTCAAGGAATTTCAAGTCCGTATTGCCGATGGTTCCAGCACTACCGCAGATGGTATGCGGCTGCTTGGCTTAAATATTGATGAAGTGACTGAGGGTTTAGCAAATGGCACACTGACCACTGCCGACGCGTTCAACATTGTGCAGAACGCATTACGCAACACCGATGATTCCGTAGTGCGTTTTCAAGCTGGCGTGGCATTGCTTGGCACACAGTATGAAGACCTGGGCGACAATATTGCCACTGCACTCGATATGAACAACGATTGGGCCGCAGGCACAGAGAATGCCATCGAATCGCTAGATGCTCAATATGAAACGTTTGGCTCTGCGGTCAGCGGCGTTTGGCGACGATTGACGGTGAGCATCTCGCCATTTACCGATAAACTGTTGGAGCTTGTCAACAATGCCATGCCGCAGGTGATGGCCGCATTCGATGCGTTTGACCGCAACGTCGGGCCGACAATGGAAGGCGCGCAACGTGTTATTGACAACGTTGTGAATTTTATCACGAACCTGTTTTCCCGTGCGCGCGAGTCTACAAACGCTGACCTGTTGGGGCCGCTGCAATACTGGCAACAGTGGGTTGACACCAACATGCCGATGATACAGACATTGTTCCAGAACATTCTCGGAGGAATCCAACAGTTCTGGGCTATGTTTGGCGATGACATCATGCGCATTGTCGGTAACACGTTCAGCATTATTTATACCATTATTGATGGAGCCATGCGCAACATCGGCGATATTATCACGTTGGTTTTGCAGATACTGACTGGCGATTGGGAAGGCGCAGGTCAGACGCTTGAGAATATCGTGCGGCGCATTTGGGATACCATCATATTGATTTTCCGCACTCAACTAGATACCATCCGGACATTGTTCGGCATGATTGACTGGCAGGCGGCAGGGCGAGCAATTGTTGATGGTGTGAGGGATGGCATCTCTAACGCTTGGGGACGGTTGGAAGGTTGGTTCCGTGAGCGATTGCAACGGTTGCGCGATATGCTACCATTCTCTGAACCGCGTGACGGCGCATCGCCTTTGCGCAACTTGGGGCGCGCAGGCAAGGCGACCGTCGAAATGTACCAAGATGGTATGGAGCAAGCGTTGGCCGGATTGAATGCCACTATGAGCGGTGGTTTGGCTGGGATGGTCGGCACGCCAATGATGGCGGCGGCTGGTGGCAATAGCACAAACATCACGATTAACATTAGCGGCAATGGCGACCCGCAAGCGGTTGGTCGCGCAGCCGAGAATGGTGTACTGTCGGCATTGCGCCGAGCGGGGGTGCGATGAAATTAATCGAATTTGATGGCATAACTCTTCCGCTATTTGACGCGACACAGGATATGAACGCAGCGCGTGCAGATTCCAGTCTGTTGGAGTCTGTTGGTAGCGTGTTCGATTTTTACGACAACCGGCAGCGTTTACCACGTCTGTATAACATCTCGGCTGAGGGTACGCTAATCGGTGAAACAACCTACCTGGTTGATGAGGCGGGCAATCGTCTAGTGGATGATGCGGGCAATGCGTTGGTTGCTGGCACACCTGGAACGCATCTGCGCTCACAGATTCAGGCATTGCGTTCACGGGTTGGGGTGCGCGGCTCACTGTGGCGACAACGGCTAGACGATAGCGCAACGCGCGAATGGATTACGGCGCGCTGTGTGTCTGTGGACTGGAATCGCAACGTTGATGAGCGCACTAATCGCGCCGTGGTGCGCTGCCAGTTCGAGTCAGCTATGACCGCATGGCGAGCGGCAAGCGCAACCACAACCACGGTCAGCGCATCCGCAGGTGTGGAGATACCGTTTGTTCTGAGCAATGGCGGTGATGTCACTATTGACGATGCCGTTATTGCAATCGCTCGCACCTCCGGCACAATTACCGCAGTCACTGTCAATTGCGCGCAGCTGGGCATTTCTTGGACTTGGGGAACTGGCAGCATCGGCGCCGGTCAGACACTCACAGTTGACGCCGGTGCGCGCACGGTCAGACGTGGAACCACAAACGTTTACAGCGCGTTCAGTCTGAACAGTGGTCACACGGCGCGCGGATGGTTGCCGATTCCGCCGGGTACGTATTCATTCACGGTCTTATGCACAGGCGGCGCAGCCACAGTCACAGTCACACGATATACTCAGTCGAGGTAATACATGCTCGAATTTTATGTAGACGTTGAAAATAACTTAGGCGTCAAGCAGGGTGCGGGGCCGCTGACCAGCGTGCGGACTTGGACGTATACAGCGCGCATGGATGCCGCCGGTGATTTCTCCTGCACTTTTGCGGCTACTGACCCTGTAGCCGATGAGGTTGTGGTCAAGTGCGTACTGCGAGCCTGGGCGAATCTGAATGGTGTGTGGACTGAGGTAGGCGCGGGCATTGTAGACAATATCGAGCGTCGCGTGCGACCAGATGGCACGGTCATCATGACAGCCTCCGGTCAAGACCTAATCCGCGAATTGACATATCGCAGCGTCAAGAATTTGGCATTAGAAAATAGCGGCGCGCCGGTCGCGCACAGTGTAGCCGTGGCAGCCGTGGCAGCATATGCGCCGTCGGGTTGGACAATCACCGCAGATACCTCGCCAGCGTGGAATAGCATCTATGGCCGGTTTAATGGCGAATCGGTGTTGGCTGCGCTGCTCAGTGTAGCGGACAAATCCCGCAACCACTTTACGCGTGGCACGGGCCGCAGCGTTGAATTTACCAGCAACTTCTCCGACTCAGGCATTCGAGCGATTCAGGCGGGGCCGGATGATTTGGTTGCGGAGACTTGCGCCATTGCAAATCTGTCGGTACGCCATGAATCCTACGACCTACTCACGCGCATCTATCCGCGCGGGAGTGGCAATGGCGATGTGCAGTTGACGCTGCGCAACACGACGCGCGGCACAACAAACAGCGTGCCAAGTGGCTATACACTGAGTGAGGTCAATAACTACCTTCAGCATGACGCGGGTTTTGCGACATATGGCCTAATTGAATCCTGGTTGGATTATCGGGAAATCGGGCCGGTGTCTAACAATGATGCAGACCTGCAAGCTGCCGCTGATATGCTGTTTGACGTGACCCTGCGCGAGTTGCAACGGCGCAACGAAGAGGCAGCGGCGAGTTATTACGACATCCACCTGGCGCAATGCTCTACGCTGTTGCGACCGATGCAAACCATGCGTTTGGT